TGAAAAGTTTTAACATCACAATCATCGACCCAAACACAAACCGCGAAGTCCGTCACTTGGACGTTTCCGCTGATCGCCTCTTTGATCGCGATGGTGAGACGTGGTTCCGATACGATCACTCTTGTGGATGGTTCAATCCAGAGACTCGACAAGAGGAGTTCCGCGAAGTGGAAGTGATCACCGCGACACTCGCAACAGATACCGCAGCGAAAGCAGCATACATGGAGAAATGGGGTACAGCAAATGAATAAACTACTAAATACAATCTATGAGGAAATGGGTGTTGTGTGCCTGTTGGGTGCATTGATCATCTACCCTCTTGCGTTTATGTTTGGTGTGTGTATACTAGCACATGCATTGTTACACTGGTATCCTTGGTGATTGGAGTTGATATGTTGAACGCAAAGAATGTTGACCGTGTGGAAGATTGCGGCAATGGTTTTGGATGGAGCATCATCCACTTTGATGATGAGTTCTATGGTAACTGCTACGAGTTCGCGGTCTTGCGAGATGGCGCGCTGTGCTACGATTCCGGCGTTACAAGCGACGTTGTGCGCGGAGACTGGACTCTGATGGATAAACTCAAATGCATGGTGCAAGACCTACACCCTGACCGCCTTGCGTCGTAACTCCTTTGGTGGCAACGACTTAGGGTGGTCGAGGCTGCCCCGCCGGTCGTAAGTCCTTATGTAGTAACGACTTATGACTATTCGTGTATTTTCTAAACTTTACCCGTAAGCGTGACCAGACGTGTCAAAGGCATACCCGAT